TAATATAATTTATATCATTATTTTCATTGGATTCTATATAAATATCCATTATCAATAGAGTAGAAAACATTAACTATATCTAAACATAAATCTATAGCTATAAATATATATAAAATTTTATATATATTCACCAGAAGGTTAAATATATATTAATAGAGAAAAATATGTATAATCCACTAAACTTTGCTTAAATAAATATTATATCTTTTATATATATATGGCCGGTGTATTTAAAACAACAAAAAAACTTTTAAATAGTAATAATGAATCTATTACACTGGACATGAAACATAAAGAAATGCTGACAAAATTTAGAACTGATTATACCGGTACTAAACCAGAATTAGAAAAGGAAAAGAAAAAACTATTATTACGTTTAAATAACAATAATTTATCTATTGATGAAAGAATAGCTATTTGTGATGTATTGAGTAACATAAAAATACAGTTAAAGAATATTAAAAAAGCTGAAAAAGACTATTTGCTAAATAATTCCCAATATATATTTGAATATTTTGAAAATAAAAAAAATATTGCTGAATGTAAAAATAAACCAACAATGTTGGAGCATTTTTTCCACTCTAGAGAATCATCTACAATAGATGATATAAAAGTCAAGGAAATATCTTACCTAGATAAATATTTGACAAATATCAATGAATCCTCTCTAGATATTAATAATTATACAATTCAATCAGATATTTGTAAATTCTGTAGCAAAGGCGATTTAATTCCCTTGGACCATGAAGGCATTTTAATTTGCAATAATTGTTTCAAACATACAAAATATCTCATTGAGAATGAGAAACCTTCTTACAAAGAACCACCTAAAGAAGTATGTTTTTATGCCTATAAAAGGATCAACCATTTTCGTGAAATTCTCGCCCAATTTCAGGCTAAAGAAACTACCCAAATTCCCGATGGGATTCTTGAAAACATTATTCAACAAGTGAAAAAAGAGAGAATAAGTTTATCGCAGCTTACGAACAAGCGAGCTAAAGATATTCTGAAGAAACTCGGCTATAATAAATATTATGAACACATCCCTTTTATCAAAGACAAACTAGGCATTAAACCTCCCATTATGAGTGCGGAACTAGAAATTACTTTATGTAATTTATTTATGGATATCCAAGCCCCTTATGCGAAATATTGCCCAGATTACAGGATTAATTTCCTAAACTATTACTATACGGTCTATAAATTGTGTGAACTTTTAGATCAACAACAGTTTTTGCCGTATTTTCCAATGTTGAAAGACAGAGAGAAACGGATTGAACAAGATGTTATCTGGAAAAATATCTGTGATGAATTAGATTGGGAATTTATACCAACGGTATAATACGTATAAAAATACGTATGACCGACAGTATAAATATATATAAAAATATTATATAAGAAATATCTTTATATACATAAATGTGTTTATTTACATCCGAGGGAATCCAACTAAGTTCGCACCAATACCGAACCCGGCACCGGAGCGGGCACTGACACCCATACTCGGCACATACGTATCCAGAATACTGAAAGTGGCCGCCGCCGTTAAGGCAATCAACGCAATTTCGTCTAAATTAAGCGAACGCTTGGGGATGGCAAAGGCGGCGATGGCAACCATTAAACCTTCCACTAAATATTTGATAGCACGTTTGACTAATTCACCCAAATCAATGCCGAAATTCATATTATATTAAATATAAAGAAAAAAAATATAAAATACAGAGAGATATACATATAACGTTAAATTAACTTAAAATATAATTATTTATTAAATTATAAAACAACATGAGTTCACTAAATACTTCTTCTTCCACTACATCCAATAATAATTTTGAAAAGAAAACGACATCGGACGGATCATCTAATCCCAAATATGTAGATGTTTTAGAAGAAGACAAGCCGATTGCCGGGCAAAAATTCTCCTGTATTTCCTTCATCTCGCCTGAAAAAATTATTAAAATGCGAGAATTATATTCATTTGAGCAATTTCTAAAGCAATGGGACTTGAGCAAATCACTAGAATGTTATACCCATTTTATGCATTTTCTAGCGTACAAGTATTCACTAAACTTTGATGATTTAAACAAAGATTTTCAAGAATTCTGCAAGGATGAGAAAGACACACTCTGTACGAGTAAGGTAGAGGATGATTATAAGAATTTTGTAGACACCAATGAAGCGGAACTAGACAATAAATACAACACGTTGCATAAATTTCAGACCAGTGTCCGAGGGGTAAAGATTCGGGGGTGTTATCCCACCCAAGAAGAAGCCGAGTTACGTTGTAAGCTATTGCGAGAGGTTGATCCCAATCACGATGTCTACGTGGGTCCAGTCGGCATGTGGTTACCTTTTCACCCGGAATCCTATAAGACGGGTCGGGTAGAGTATTTGGAAGAGGAACTAAACCAACTCATGCACGAGAAACGCAGTAATGAAAGTCACGCCAAGGTGGAATTTGACAAGCGGGTGCGCGAGACCAAGGAAAAAGCCATGGAAGATAACAAGAAGAAAGCCATGGAGAGTGGTAACGTACTGACCCAAACCATTAATGAAGACGGTCAACTCGTGAGTGTGAAAGATATGAATACGACGGAAAATAAATTAGATAAGACTATGGGGATTGCGGAATTGCGCCGAGAATTATTTGAAGGTGAAAATATCGTGATTGATAAAACGTCGGATCGGGGCGTGAGCAAGATTAATGACTTGCGTAGTATGAGTATCGCGGAGTAAATGTGTTGATAGATAACAAAGACAATAGATTACAAAGAAAATTGATTAATATATTATTTTAATGATAATATATTATTTTATATACTATATAAAAATGGCTATAGCCTGTATGTTACTGACGTGTAAGAAACGCATCACATTTATGGAAAAAACCACATGCGTTTGTAGTAAATGTCAATTGCAATATTGCACCTTGCATCGGTTAGCGGAGGCACACGACTGTAAACATAATTATAAAGGTGATATAAATAAAGAAAAATTTATTGAAGACAATAAATGTGTAGGAGAAAAAATGGCAAAAATTTAAATAAAAAAAAACACAATACACACAACTATTTTTATATTTTATTATATTTTTTATATTTTTTATATTTTTTATATTTTTATAATTTTTATATTTTTTTATATATTTTTTGAAATGATTTATTCATCATCACTATCACAATAGTACGCCACCGAAATAGAGCGAAATATTTGTTGCGGTTGCGGCAGTGGTGATGGTCCAGCTGCGCGTTTCGCCCGATCGCAGTTGTGTTGCGGCGAATACAATACACGCTCTTCTTTGTCAGACATATACTCTGATGCGGGTGGTGGACTTGCGGCGAGATCAGCTTTCCCACGGATAAATCGGCGCGACTGACATGGCAACGGTTCAACTTCAGAATTGTCTTCTTCCAATGTGTATTCCTTTATGCAGGCAATAATACGGTTCCGGATTTGGTTCATGGCGTCAATAACGCGTTCATTTGAAGAACCCCAAAAGAGATACTGACAGTTTTTCTCATGAAACCAGATAAAATCAATAACGGTCTCGTAAATGATCTTCTTTAAGAAGAAGCCGTCAATGCCATTGACTTTCTTTACAACCGCAATATTTGCGGGGGCGTCAAACTGGCCATATACCATATTGACTTTATACGGCAAGCGGAGCTGGAAATCTAATCGTTTAAATTGTTCGGGTACATTCTGTAAATTATTGGTGACACTGCGTATTTCTTCCAACGCATATGTCGTTTTTCGTAAATAATATGGCTTGTGTGGCACGTGAAATTCGGGATTGGCTGATTCAAAATTCATTCTTTATACTTGGTTTGGTTTGGTTGACTGGGATAATACTACTGACATGTAAATAGAAAAGCATTTCAATTTTATAATATTTTGCTATTTTTCTATTTTTTATTTTGCCATTTTTTTATTTTTTATTTTGCCATAATACTTAATCTTGGAATTGCATATGTATTTGAGTTAGGATGTATGAATGGCATTGATTGTTTTACTACGCGCATATTTTTATTATATGTTGTTGTAAATATATTTCCCAATGTTTTCAGCGTATACATTTTTTCAACCATGAAATGTCTCTGTATGGTGAGCGCTACTTTTGTGGGCGCTAATTTTGTAGGCGCTAATTTTGTAGGCGCTACTTTTGTGGTCTCTGGTTTCAGTCCATAACGTAAATTAATACCATCTATGGAGCCTAAACCTGTACAACAATCAAAACCTTTTTTTGCAAAATAGGAATTATTTTTAGCAACGTCATTATTGGTACCTTTTATAATATCATGGTAATTCTTTGCATTGATTCTATATAACAATGGATTCACAAATACTGTTGGACTAATTAACGCTAAAAAAGCAGCAAACATCGGGGACGCCATACTCGTACCGCCAATACCCTTATACAATTTACCATTTAAAAATAATAAAATCCCTGTTTCGGGATCTGAATCAAGCGCAATATCCGGTACGTTTCTACCTTTCGCGGAAATATACGCAGTTTGATAAGCAGGCTTGGGATAGTAATTACTCACTCCACCACCAGTAGCTGAATATTCTCCGTTTGAAAAGCCATTATTCCAAACGGTTTCTTTAGTGAAATTATCATAGATTTTATTAGGACAAATTAATGAGGTTCCGCCCACCGCTGTGACATATGGACAAGACGCAGGAAAATCAGTTGACAATAAAGATGTCCCATTTCCATCAGTAGAACCATTGTCCCCAGCAGCCACACAAATATTTACACCATTATTTGTAGCGGTTTTTAGAATATTATTTACTTTATTTAATTCATCCGTATTATTTAACAAATAAATTTCAGGCATTCCCCACGAAATAGAAATAATTTTCGGTATATACTTAGTATTATTTATAGTTATACCATTCAAAACAGTGGGTAATGTATTTGAAAATTTATAATGACTTGGAAATACAAATAGTATTATAGTCAAGTTTGGATTCGGACAACACCCACTGATCACGCTTACGTCCAATGTATTTTCAATGGTCGCATCATGTGCTAAATCATTCTTAGCCCCATCTACGGGATAAAAAATTATTTTTGGTATTTGACTGAATGTATAACCCATATATCTTAAATATCGCACAATATCACAGTTCATATTATTCGTAGGTATTACATAAGGCGTCATGTGATTCGCAGGTACACCGTATAAACCACCACCGAATGAAATTACACCGATGACATTACTTATGCTGGGATTTGGAGGTGGAAAACCATATATATTCGCTAATTCTTTGACAGTAAAATATGGGGATTTAGTAGTCGTATTAACAGTACCTTTCGGTTCAAATTTATAACGCGGTTCAAATTTACGATCGGGTTCAAATTTACGATCGGGTTCAAATTTACGATCGGGCTCAAGTGTTGCCATTTATATTATACTTTTATAAAAACTCACATAATACACACTTTTGGCAAAAGTGTCGCAAAACCTCAATACACTTTTGGCAAAAGTGTCGCAAAACCTCAATACACTTTTGGCAAAAGTGTCGCAAAACCTCAAGGTTAATTTATCTATAATTGTAAATGCGTACGCAAAATACGACAGAGTGTTGTTTTGGTCCAACCTTTTTCTAAAAGGTTGTTTCTAAAAGGTTGTGTGTATTACCACTTGGATTTACGGACATTAATTCTCGGTCCCGCCCCCCTCTTCTTCACACTATTCGGGTCATAAGTCACTTCTTCATCATCCGAGTTGAAATCTTTGGACAGTTCCCAAAATTCTTTAGAGCCTAATTTAAAGTCCGCGTGGTGTTCAGCTTTATACCAAAACACTTGATCGTGGAGTTTATTGGATTTGGCGTTATTATTAATGACTAAACATTCAAAATTTTCCGTACACTGATCCATGACTTGAGCAAACGATTCAAATGTCGGAAACATCCCCGCATAATTCTCCCAAATCCTTTTCCGGTTAGCAATATAAGGCTCGCGCAAAATAAACACGTAATCAATATTCGTCCGTAAATTCGGCGGTATACCTAAAGGATATTGCATCGTAATAATTAACATGACTTTCCAGTGCCGCCCATTCATAAAAAGCAAGCGCATCATTTTATCTTTCGTCCAGGTGGCATCATACAAACAATCATCTAAGATCACAAACGCCCTCGGATCAATATTACATTTTTTATATTGGTCCACCTCTTTCTTGACTTGTTTCAAGACGGTTTTCTGCCTTTTCAAAATGTTCTCAATAATCGCGGTATTATATTCATCGTGAATAAATAATTTGGGGACGTGAGAACTATAAAAGCCATTTCCCGCCTCTGTTCCGGAGATAACCGTGCCAATGGGAATATCTTGATGATAAAAGAGCAAATCACGCACGAGGTAACTTTTACCCGTATCACGGCGCCCAATTAATACGACGACGGGCCCTTTATTTTCATCTGGTCTAAAGCTAATATGTTTCATATCAAATTTCTTCAATTCTAATGTCATTTATATTTAGAGTATTTAAATATAAAAAGAAATATTCTCTTCCGCACTCAACCTTTTGGAAAAAGGTTGGACCAAAAAAACACTTTTGGCAAAAGTGTCGCAAAACCTCATATGTAAAATATGTATATTTTATGTATAAATTTTAAAAGCGTACGTTTATTTATTTTACACAGGAGGTTCTGTGACACTTTTGGCAAAAGTGTGGTCCTTCATAGTAAATTATGTATAAATGTTAAAAGCGTACGCCTGTAAATTTATTGAGAGGTTTTGCCACACTTTTGC